AAAAGTATTCCCGAATTCATTGGCTGTGTCTTGATGACCTTGGTGCTGAGAAGACTTCAGATTGGTCGTTGCAGACATTGTACCTAATTATCAATGCTCGATATGAGAATGAGCGAACAACAGTCATTACCAGCAACTTGAGCACAGAAGAACTGGCGGTCAAGATGGAAGATGATCGCTTGTCCAGCCGGATATCTGGGATGTGTCGTGTGGTTGAATTGAATGGAAAGGATAGGAGGAAATGACAACATATAAACGCAAACCAGTCAAGGAGAATCCAGAACGGCAAATTGTTCTCGGGATGATAATCAGCGACAAGTTCATCCGGGACATTCAACCAATCCTGAAAACAGAGTTGATTGAAACTCCTTTCATTCTCACCGTTCTGAATTGGTGCCAGATTTATTTTAATCAGTTTCAGAAAGCTCCTGGTATTCATATTGAAGATATATTCAAAAAAGAAATCAGACTTGGAACTCTGGAGGATGAAGTTGAAGACTTGATTGAGGATTTTTTGGCAAGTCTTTCTTCCGAATACGAAAGGGCGGAATCATTTAACAGTGCTTATCTACTTGATCAAACCGAAAAGTACTTTGAAGGCCGGAACCTGACCAAGAAGATTGAAAATGTTAAGATGGCGCTGTCCAGGGGAGATGTTTCCACTGCCCAAGACGAGTTTCTGAACTATGACAGGATAGCACTGCCACAAAGCAAAGGAATTGACCCATTTACAGATCGGGAAGGGATGATGAGAGCGTTTGATCATTCTTCTGAGCCAATATTCAGACTTCCCGGTGCTGTTGGTCAATTTCTGAATGATCTTTTTGTCCGAGATGCTTTTGTGACTTTCCTTGGGCCAGAGAAGCGCGGAAAAACCTGGATGTTGATTGAAATGTCGATGTGGGCAAGACGATGTGGAGTCAACGTAGCGTTCTTTGCCGCAGGTGATATGACTTTACCTCAGATGCAGATCCGCTATGGTGTACGCTTTACAGGCCGTTCACACAAGCCAAAATATTGTGGTGAATTGAGAGTGCCATGTTTAGACTGCTGGCACAATCAGGATGACTCCTGCAACAACCCTGAGCGAGCAGGAACATTTGCTGTAATGAAGAACAAAGAAACAGGGGAGCTCGCTGAATATGAAGAGTTCCCAGATCATATTCCTTGTACACATTGCCTTAAAGTTAAGAGTGATGGATATCAATACAAAGGGTCTTCATGGTTTGAAATACGTCCACCAGTCAAGCCATTAACCTGGAATGAAGCAGCTGATACCGGGGAAAAGTTGAACAGACGATGGGGCAAGAAAGCTCAGTTCAAATTAGCCGCATATTCTAACACCACTTTTTCTGTCAAAGAGATGAAACATCAACTCCATATGTGGGAAGATGAAGAAGGATTTGTGCCAGGGATGATTGTAACTGATTATATGGATCTACTTGTACCAGATAAAGAAAGTGCAAATGAGCGACATTCTATCAATCGTATTTGGGCTGAAATGAGAGGTCTGACCCAGGAAAAACACTGCCTTGGATTATCAGCCAGTCAGAGTGATGCCGCCAGTTATTATGCTAAATGGATAGGGATGACTAACTTCAGTGAAGACAAAAGGAAGTTCTCTCATGTAACAGGAAATATTACACTCAATCAACTTCCTCATGAAAAGAGACGTGGAATAATGAGATTGGGCCAACTTGCTGTTCGTGAAGATGAATTTGATGAAAAAAAATATGTAACAATTTTACAATCTTTAGCAATGGGGAGACCAATTTTAGATTCTTTTTGAAAAAAGACTTAACGATACCATAAAAAATCAGTATAATAGATTGTATCAAGAATAAAACTTGATTTTGAAACCAACCCGAAACACAAACCCAAAGAGGAAAACCATGGCCAAAAAGAAACCCGAAGTTGAAGAAGCCCCGGAAGTTACCATCGATCATCTTGTTGCCGTAGCTGAAGACTTTAACACATTCATGTTCAAGGAAGGTGAGGAAGATATCAACCTCGATCTTGAATATGACGACCTGCTCAAAGAAATCACAGAACTTGCTGAAGATCTGGTTGCCGACGATACCGTCACTGCTGAAACATCCGATACCCTTGCTGCTCTTGGAATCGCGAATCCTGCTAATGTATCCGATGCTGATGATGATGAAACTGATGCTCAGCTTGCCGCAGACCTGGCCGTGATCAAGAAGTCTTCCAAGATCGAGAAGATCAAGGAAATTGCCAAACTGTACAAAATCACCGTTCCTCCTCCTTTCCTGAAAGACCTGGCCAAGTTGAAGACCTATGTGGTCGGAAAACTCGACGGTTCTGCCCCGGCAAAGCCCAAGGCTGAAAAAGCTGCCAAGGCTCCGAAAGTGCCGAAGGAAAAGACCGAAGGCATCAACTCTTTCCTTGAAAAAGTCATCCCGAATGGTCTCGGCGACAAGCACGAGGACGAGATTGTTGAGTTGGCCAAAAAAGAATTTCCTGACAAGCCATACCGGGTTATCGGAAACGCCATTTATGCACACTGCCGGAAGATCGTAGCATAATTCTCCCGCACACCTATCTATCTCGATAAATGGGGGTAGAATTTATTTTTTACTCCCATTTTTATTCAAAAAATCTCACCAAAAAAGTCCCCATACCATGGATATCAACGAGAACCGTCCCACCAGAGAGAAGAAGAAAAGAGGCCTTTTCCACGTCGATCCAAACTGGAGAGATATCTGGTGGGGGATGCCTGAATTTGAGATGAAGGACGCTACGCCGAAATATCAGATAATTATGAACTTCATGACGAAAGAAGACGTTGAAGATTTCGCAAGAAAACTTGACCTTCCTTTATCTTCGAAATCAAACTCTGCTTGGTGGCCGAATCAGAAAAAATTGAAAGGCTGTGAGTTCGAATATACCGGGAAGCCAACCGACAGTAGATATCCAATTTGCATTCCAAGTAAAGGAAGATTTGATTGTCAAACAACCGGGAAGATACTCGACGGCCTTGGCGTTTCTTATAAGTTCTTTGTCGAAGAAACGGAATACAGAAAATATGTAAGATATCTTGGAAGTGACAAAGTTGTTGGGATGCCTTTTCATGATCTTGGACAAGGGTCTATCCCGGCACGTAATTTTATCTGGGAATGGGCAAAAGAAAATGGCCACAAAAGGCATTGGGTAATGGACGACAATATCCGTGCACTTATCCGCTGCAACAACAACCGTCGTCTTCGAGTAAGAGGTGGTGGATTTTTTCAGGCTATGGAGAATTTTGTTGACCGCTATGAAAATATTGCGTTGGCTGGTCCACATGAACAAGGATTTATGCTAGATAGAAATTCAAAATCAGCACCATTTCTGTTGAACTCAAGGATATACTCCTGCATTTTGATTGACACTTCTCTAACAGAAAGATGGAGAGGGAGATATAACGAGGATACCGATCTGAGTCTGAGGCTTCTCAAAAAAGGATATTGCACAATACTTTTCAGGGCACTGTTGATGGACAAGATGACCACTCATGTTGGTGGTGGAGACAAAAAGACAGGGCTGAAGGGTGGAAATACAGACAACGTTTATAACACTGATGATTACCGGATGTCATTTGCAAAATCTCTTCAAGACCAGCACCCTGATGTCGTAAAAATAATCTGGAGGTTCAATCGCTGGCATCATCTCGTTGACTACTCCAAATTCAAAAAGAACAAATTGAAAATGAAAGAAGGAATAACCCCAACTGCCGATTCAAACGAATATGGAATGATCCTTTCATACAACAAATAAATTATGAAATATCAAATAGAAAAGCGTGTTTTGGTAACAGGTGGTGCTGGCTTCCTCGGTTCTCATCTTTGTGAGAGGCTTCTTCGAGAAAGAAACCAGGTTATATGCTGTGACAACTTTTTTACAGGATGGAAAGGCAACGTCACCCACCTGCTTAATAATCCTGACTTTGAAATTCTCCGCCACGACATTACTTTCCCACTTTATGCGGAAGTAGATGAGATTTGGAACTTAGCGTGCCCTGCGTCTCCTATACACTACCAACAAGATCCTATTCAAACCACAAAGACATGTGTTGTTGGAGCTATTAATATGCTCGGGTTGGCCAAAAGAACTGGAGCAAAAATATTTCAGGCGTCGACCAGTGAAGTCTATGGCGATCCTCAAATTCACCCTCAAGTAGAATCTTATTGGGGGCATGTAAATCCAGTAGGACAGCGATCTTGCTATGATGAGGGTAAAAGATGCGCTGAGACTCTTTTTTTCGATTACAGAAGGCAAAACAACGTAAACATAAAGGTTGCACGCATCTTTAATACCTATGGCCCGAGGATGCACCCAAATGATGGTCGGGTTGTATCAAATTTCATTGTTCAGGCCCTGCAAAACAAACCAATTACTATTTATGGTAATGGGAGTCAGACGAGATCATTTTGTTATGTTGATGATCTGATTGAGGCATTTATTAGGCTGATGGATACCGAAGATGGATTTACTGGCCCAATTAATACGGGAAATCCTGTTGAGTTCACGATCAAGGAGTTAGCTGACAAAGTTATCCGACTGACAAATTCTGATTCTCAATTGGTTTTCTGTGATCTCCCAGCTGACGATCCTATCCAAAGAAAGCCTGATATTACACTGGCCAAAGAAGTTCTTGGATGGGAACCTCAAATCCAACTAGAAGAAGGCCTGATTAAAACAATCGAATATTTCAAAACACAAGTGTAACCGGAGAGAATATGAAAGTACAAATAAAAGATCTTAAAACCGCACTCAAGGTAGTCAAAGCCGGTCTGTCTAGTGGGAAAGAGACGACTGACCAATCTGGTTCATTTGTATTTCAAGACGGGATGGCTTACACCTACAATGATGAAGTGTCTGTCCGTGCACCATTCCTGACTAAGGACATATCAGGAGCAGTAGGTGCCAAGGAACTAGTTGCCCTGGTCGGAAAGCTCAAAGGGGATGAATGTGAAATCGAGTTTTCAGACAATGAACTACAAGTAAAGTGTGGGCGTATCAAGGCTGGTATCAGGCTGGAAGCAGAAATCCACATGCCACTTCAAGAAATTGAGCTGCCTGGCAAAAAAGAGTGGATCAAAGTCCCTGACAACTTCGACAAGATCCTAAAGGCGGTAATTTTTAGTGCCAGTAAGGACATGTCAACTCCAATCCTAACAGTCATCCACTGCAATGGAGATTTCATTGAGAGTACGGACAGTGACCGGGCAACCCGCTGGGATGTCAAGAAAGCTGGCAAGTATTTTCCTGTTCCAATCCTTCTTCCAGTCAATGCTGCCAAGTCGCTAGTTGGGTATGACACCATTGTTGCCTATGCTGAGAAAGGAGGGTGGGTTCACTTTGATCTTGGTGGTGGGACAGTTTTTTCCTGCCGAACCTTTGAAGGAAAATATCCTGATCTTGAACCAGTTCTGAATGTTGATGGTTATGGCCTGGAATTCCCGGCTGAAATAAAAGACATGCTGGACAGGGCAGGGATTTTTGTTGAGTCTGACTTCGACCAGGAAAAGTTGGTCCACATCGAAATTAGTGACAAAGGGGTACTGAAGGTCAAGGCAGAAGGAGAAAGTGGATGGATTGAGGAAAGTGTCAGACTCCGCAACCACGCTAAAGAAAGCATCAACTTCTCAATCAATCCCCATCACCTTCAGCAGATTCTGAGTTCGGTTACCATTGGGATAATCGGACAGGACCGAATCTTGTTTCAGTCCGACAACTTTCAACACGTTGTTGCTCTTGAGGTGAAATGAAATGATTGATTTAAAGCAAAAAGAGTTGCACGACTGGCAAAAAGAGAATTTTGGAGAACATCCGGACGACATCATGAAATGCGCTCTTGGTATGGCTGAAGAAGTTGGGGAAGTTTGCCACCATATCCTCAAAGGTTCACAAAAGATCCGTGAGGGCATCAACGGTATCGACAAAGAAGAGGTTGCTGATGGAGTGGCTGATACCCTGATATTTGGCCTACAAATTCTTTCAAAACTCGGAATTGATGCCGAGAAAGAACTTGCATCTGTTATCAAAAAAGTTTTGAAACGTGATTGGAAAAACAATCCTGCCGGTAATAAAATAACCATTGAAAATAGGAAGGATGAAATTCTTTACCAAATGGCCAGGATAGCACGAAATACAGATGCTATCCATCCATCAACTAGCGGTCCACAAATCGGTTCGCTGCTCTTAAAATTGCGATGGATAGATCAGGAAAGATACGACAAAGAAGTGATGGAGAAGTGAAATGACTTTATTACAAGATACTTGGCAATTCATTCATTCATTTTATATTAATTTTCCATTTGGTTGGGATCAAACCGTAGAAGACTATTTGGAGCAATTTGATGTTCTTCGAGAAAGGAATGAACAATGAAAAAGACACCTAGCAAAGACCCTCTTCAGGTTCTTAACCTTGACAAGGAAGCAGAAGCCATCTAGTTTTTAAAGGACAACGAACCTGAAGAAGGATATTACCTTTGCTTCAGCGGTGGAAAGGATAGCATTGTCATAAAACAGCTTGCTATTCTTTCTGGGGTTAAATGGGTCGGCGGTTATTCTTTCCCTGGCATTGATCCGCCTGAAATAGTCCAATATATCAGAAAATATCATCATGATATTCAAATTATAAAAAGTCCATCGTTTTTTAAAAATGTCGTAAAGAAAGGACCTCCATCTATAAAAGCTAGATGGTGTTGTGATACTCAGAAAAAAGAACCACAAAAATATATGGTGAAATTTGCAATTCAAGGAATAAGGGCGGAAGAAAGCTCTAAAAGAGCATCGAGAAAACGAATAAATAAATTTAAGAAAAGAGTATTTTATTATCCTATATTTCAATGGAAGGAATGGGAAGTTTGGGAATTTATTGAAAAATACAATCTACCATATTGCGAATTATATGATATCCCAGAAATCCATCGAATAGGATGTTGTATTTGTCCATTTCAATCCAAGCGAGAAAGATTATGGAGCATGGAAAGATGGCCTGGATATTGGAAAGCATATAAAAAATCTTTATTTGGTAATTATGAAAAAGTTAAAAAGAGAAGAGAAGAAGAAGGGAATTCATCATTCATTCAACATTACTCAACTTTTGAAGAATTTTGGGAATGGTTAGGAATAAAAGGGGAATGGAAGCCTCATTCCAAAATTAAAAACAGTTTACACATAAAATTATGAACAAGTTATTTCAAGAAAAAAGGACCAACATTGAGAAATTGGTTTGCGTCCTTTTTTCGAAGGAAGAGGTCAAATACTACCTCCAGGATGTTCTCAGATATCAACCAAAAATAATTGCATTCAACTATCAGACTACCGGACCAGAGCCAAAAGGGAATCGAATACTCTGTGTTTCAATCTGCTGGCAGAACAACAAGTCAACAGCCTGGTCATGGGAATACACTGACATAGATTTATACCGGAAGGTGATGCAAAATCCTGATATCGGGAAGGTGTCGTTTGAAAGTCTGTTTGAGGAAGAATGGACGAACTACAGAGTGCGCCGAACTACCATACAAGGATGGAAGTATGAAATGCAGATTCAACGTGATTCGAGATATCCTTCTGAGGTTGACGACAAATTGCTTCTGCAATGTGGAAAAGATAACTTGTCCGAGTATCAAATATTGGTTAAAGAAATGATCAAAAAAGGACGGATAAAATGAGAATAATAAAAGTCTTTCCACGTAGAACTTCCGCAACACCAATTGATGAATTTACCAGAATTAATAGAAAACCGGGTTTTTTGACGAGGCGGATGAGATTCACATATCCGTTGCTTTTGAATGGGATCTAAAAAGAGCAGAAGTATTGGGCAAATATTGGAAAAAAGTTGCAGAAGTAAAATTTGGTGGACCAGCATTTAATGAGTCAGGGGGAGAATTTACCCCTGGAAAATATTTAAAACCAGGTTATGTTTTAACTTCTCGTGGTTGTCCAAATAGATGTTGGTTTTGTAAAGTTTGGATAAGAGAGGGTTTAAAAATCAGGGAATTGAAAATAAATGAAGGAAATAATATTCTTGATGATAATTTATTGGCTTGTTCTGACGAACATATAAAATCTGTTTTCATGATGTTATCGAAACAAAAAGAAATTCAATTTACCGGAGGATTAGAAGCCGCTAGGTTGAAAGAATGGCATGTTAATCAATTATCTGGATTAAAAATATCACAATTATTTTTCGCATATGATACTAATGATGATCTTGAACCTTTAATTGTGGCGGGAAAACTTTTAAAATCATATGGGTTTCCCTGGAGAAAATTAAGAGCATATGTTCTTATCGGTTGGCCAGAAAATAAAAAAAGAGGGATAAAAGCCGATACCTTTGAAAATGCTGAAAGAAGATTGATTGAAACTATTAATGCCGGTTTCATGCCATCTGCCATGCTTATGAGAGACGAAAAAACTGGAGAAGCTGATCACAAATGGAAATTATTTCAAAGGGCATGGATCAGGCCGGCATCAATTTATAAAATAGCAAAAAATAAAGGTTTAATATGAGTTTTGTACACTTGCATCTTCACAATGAATATTCCGTCCTGGATGGGGTTGGAACATCAAAGCAATATGTACAACTTGCAAAGGAACTTGGGCAAACTCACATTTCAATCAGCAATCATGCAAATATCGACGGAGCAATTGAACATCAAAAGCAATGTCTGGAAGCCGGGATACTCCCAATCATCGGGGCGGAAATGTATTTGGTTTCTGATCTGTCAATAAAACAGAAAGGAGAAACCAGATATCACATCACTCTCCTGGTAGAGAATCAGACTGGCTGGAAAAACCTTCTACAACTGCTGACAATCGCCAACATCGAAGGATTTTATCACAGACCAAGAATAGACCATAAAAATCTTATCGATCATATAGAGGGGCTTGTAGTGCTTTCTGCGTGTAGTATGTCGTTTATCAACCATTCAGATCACATCAACATGCTTGAGGACTATATTGAGCGACTTGGAAAGGACAGAGTTTTTCTTGAAGTAATGCCGCACAACATTCCGGAGCAGATCGAAACAAACAAGCTGGCATTGAAACTTTCCAAGCAACTCGGCATTCAGGTTGTAGCGACAAACGACTGCCATTATCCAACAGAGGAGTCAACCAAGCATCAAGAAGTCCTACTGGCAATTCAAACAAAAAAGAAGTGGTCAGACCCAGACAGGTGGAAGTTCAACTGTACAGGCCTGTTTTTACGTTCAGAAAGCCAGATGTTTGATGCGTTTGTAGAGCAAGATGTACTTACCGACAATGAAATAAAGCGAGCACTTAGGCGAACAATTACCGTGGCAAAATTATGTGAGAGTTTCCGGATTGAGAAACAGGAAGTGTACTTGCCGAGCATCAAGAACTTTTTTGCTGAAGAAGACGAAATGAACTTCTTCAGCAATCTGGTTTATGGCGGATTGAAAGAACGATTGCAAGATCTTTCCTACGATGAATTGAAACCATATAAAGAACGGATTGAAGTTGAGATGAAGTTGATTGTTTCCAAACGATTCGTTCGTTATTTCCTCATTGTTTGGGACTTGATCAACTGGTGTAATAAAAATAATATCATGACTGGACCAGGAAGAGGGTCAGTGGGGGGAAGTTTGGTTGCATATCTTTTGTTCATCACCGATTGTGATCCCCTTATTTACGGCACAGAATTTTTTCGCTTTGTTTCTGAAGATCGACGAGACCTCCCGGACATCGATATGGATTTTGAAGATATCAGAAGAGGGGATGTCAGACAGTATCTTTGTGACAAATACGGCCAATACAATGTTTCTGGCCTTTCCAACTTCCTGACCATGAAAGGAAAAGGGGTGTTGCGTGATGTAAGTAGAGTTTTTGACATTCCTTTAAAAGAAGTTGACTTTGCTGCCAAGGCCATGATCGATGGCAAAAAAGAAGGTGGTGAGATTGAAGAGTCTTTTAAGAATGTTGTTGAATGCCGCCGATTTGGAACAAAGTATCCAGAAGTTGTTGAAATATGTAAATCGTTAGAAGGAACCGTGCGAGGTTGTGGCCAGCATGCGGCTGGTATCTGTATTTCTGAAACTGACCTTAGGGAAGGACACAACTGCAATCTTGTAACCAGGTCAAATACGATTGTTGCAAACTGGGACATGAGGAATGCTGAATATTGTGGGTTGATGAAACTTGATGTACTCGGTCTTTCCGCCTTGACAATCCTTAATGAATGTCGACGAATGGTAAAACAAAACCATGGAGTGGATATCGACTACAAGAAAATAACATTCGACGATCCTAAAGTATTTCAGGAAATATCAAACGGCAATACGGTTGGAGCATTCCAAATAGGTTCAAGAGGATTGACAAACTATTGTGAGGAACTTGGAGTTGAAAACTTTCAGATGATTTATGCAGTAACGGCCTTGTGGAGGCCTGGCCCATTACAATCCGGCATGACAGAACTGTATTCAAAAAGGAAGAGAAAGAAAGCAAAAGTTGAAAAGATCCATCCCATATTCGACCGGATAACTGAAGAAACATTTGGTGTCATTGTGTATCAAGAACAGGTCATGAAGGTGATCAATCAGCTAGCTGGGATACCAATGACAACATGCAACAAGATCCGTAAAATTATTGGTAAAAGTATGGGGAATGCAGCTTTTGCTAAGTATAAGGATGAATTTCTTCAAGGTTGCAAGAATCAGAAAACTGTACCTGATAAAAAAGCCATTCAGATTTGGGAGATGATGTCAAAGTCAGGGTCCTACTCGTTCAACCTATCACATTCTGTAGAATATTCAATGATTACATATTGGGATTGTTGGAGCAAGACATATTATCCCAATGAATTCCTGACCGCCTGCCTCACATTTGGTGATAAAGACAAGAATGTTGAGTATATCAAGGAAGCTAACAGGCTTAAACTAAACATCAACCATCCAAAATTGGGGATCTCAGATGCAACAAAATGGAATTGCGATAATAATGGAAATATGTATGCGCCTTTTGTTTCGATAAATGGAGTTGGGGAACCAATTGCGAAGAAGATAGTTGAATCAAAACCAACTGGCAAAAGGAAAGGATTTTTTAACCTTGAAAGAAGTGAAAAAATTCCAGGAGTTAATAAAAACATCATAAAAATATTGACTGACATAAAAGCATTCAATCCTGATTATCGAACAACTAAACAAGACTTGAAAACATACAAAGAATACTTCATTTTTTAGTTTCAAAGCTAAAAAAATTAAAATTCTTTTAACGATAAGACAAAAAATTGGTATAATAAAATATAAACAATAAAATTTGCTGGAAAGACGTACAAGGAAGTGCGGTAAGAAATCTCTTATCAAGATTTAGCGAAGGCTGATAACCTGATCTTTCCAGCAATTCTTTTAAAATGGCAATTAAAATGTTAAAAGATTATTATAGGTGGATTAATCCGCTTAAGTTAAAAATGCTTCAAAACAAAAGAGAAAGAAAGTTGATTACCTGTTCGTTTATTTCTGGAATTATTTTTACTAATATTGTTTTGATTTTTATAATGAATGGTGGATTTTAAATTTGATCATAATTTGGTTCCGGTAAAAGTCCGGTGAAACAACATCAAAGATAATTCTTTGATTGAAAGATTGACGATTACCAAATTATGATCAATTACTACAAGGAGAACAAAAAATGAATATTGATGATTTGACAATAAGAGAAGCAAAAGAACTGGTTCGTATATTTGGATCACAACCAGCATCAGAAGTAGTAGTATGTCCGCAACGAGTAGTATGGAAAATTGGGTGTGCATATATGATTAGAACCGTAACTATGATCGATACAGGCCTTCTTATTGCCGTAACGGATCAGGAATTAGTTCTCAAACATGCCGCCTGGATAGCTGATACTGGACGATTTGCTGATGCTCTGATTTCATTAGAATTTAATGAAGTTGAACCTTTTCCAGATGAAGAAGTCATTGTTGGTCGTGGAACAGTTATTGATGCAGTAAAAATTTCTGTTGATAAATTGCCGAGGCTACAAAAATGAATGCTGCAATTTTAAGGACCGGATTTGAGAGGTCAGGGTCATGGTCAAGGTCAAGGTCAGAGTCAGGGTCAGGGTCAAGGTCAGGGTCATGGTCATGGTCAAGGTCAGGGTCAAGGTCAGGGTCAAGGTCAAGGTCAAGGTCAAAGTCAAGGTCAGGGTCAGGGTCAAGGT